GATCGGCGACGCAGTCGGCGGTCCATTCGCGATCAGCCATGGCGCGCCTCCCTGTCGGAAGGGCGCGGGCCGTAGAGCTTCTCGCCAAGCTGGCGGACCAGCTCACGCTCGGGCCAGGTAAGGCGGTCGTCATCGGCGGAAACGGCGAGGACGCCCTGTTCCCGCCAGCCCTCGCGCTTGACCTGCTCGGGATCGCGGCGTCGGCCGCCGTAGCCATGGGGGTGCCATCTCATGCGACACCCCCGTTCGTCTCGATCGCCCAGAGCAGGAGCGCGATGGCGTCGGCCTCGTTGTCGTCGGCGGGGCTGAAACCGCGGGCGCGGACGGCGGCGACCATTGCGGCCTTGTCGGCGTTGCCCTTGCCAGCGGCGTGGCGCTTGATCGTGCCGACCGGAACGCCCTCGTAGGGCACGCCGCGCAGTTCCGCCCATGCGGTCAGCGTGGCCATGAGCCCGCCGTAGATGTGGCTCGCGTCGGTGCCTGCGTGGCGGCGGACTTCCTCGAACCAGATCGCGGCGACGGGCCCGGACAGCCGGTCGATCTCGGTCAGCCAGTTGGTGAAGCGCAGGTAGCGCATACCGCCGCCATCGAAGCGGCCCGGGCGCAACGAGATGGTCCCGCTGGTGATCAGACCGTCGTGGCCGCGGATCGCCCAGCCGGTCGAGGTGCCGAGGTCGAGCGCGAGGATGCAGCGGTTGCGGGGCGTGTCGAGCGGCAGCGATTCAAATCTTGCGCCGTCGCAATTCGGGATCAGAGTCGGCTGAGCCATCATGGGTCTCCTTTGCCGGTGGCCTGTAGTGGTGGAAGACGACGGCGGTCTGGTGCTTGGCGGTACGGGGCCGCCGTCGTCAGACGGGGAAGCACAACTCGCCGTCACGGCGGCGCGCGCGGCTGGCCCGGACGTATGGGAGGAGTGGCCAACCCTGTGGGGTGGCCCTCCCATACGTAGTATGGGGGTTTGACACCTAACTGTTCACAGGCGTTCAAGTATCTGAAATCATTTCGGAATAAGACTTCATGAAGTCTTCGGGCATGGGTCAGGGACCTGACTCTTATTTGCCCGTAACCCGTTGAATTCATTGAGTGCACAGTTGGCGCTGTCATATGAGTCAGGCCTCACTCATATGAGTTAGGTCGTCATCGAGCCCCTCCGGGTAGACCCAGACGGCGGGGTTTTCGACCTGCAGGCAGAGCCCGGATTGGGGGCATTTGAAGTGGCTGGGCAGGACCGGACGGACTTCGGTGGTGACCTCGCCGGTGGCCGGATCGATCTCCTCGACGGGCGCGCCAAACTGCATTCCCTCGACGCAGAGGTAGCCGAACCGCGACCGGGTGACGGGGAAGCCGAACCCCGAGGGGTCGCGCAGGAACTTCACGAAGCCCTTGGTCGCCAGCACGCTGAGGCGCTCGCGGATGGTGTGCTTGCTGCCCAGACCGCCACGGTTCTCGAAGGTCTCGGCGAACTGCATGGCGGTGTAGAGGCGCTCGCTCGCCGCCTCATCCAGCAGCATGCCGAGGATGACGTCGTGCTTGCGCAGCCGCTCGGCATCGAGTTTGGCGCCGACCTCCTTGCGCACCAGGCGCTCGTTCATCGGGTTCAGCTCGACCCATTCGCCCTTCACCTTGTCGATCAGCTTGCCCGGTAGCGCGGGGCCGTTCCGCAGTTCGATTTCCAGCCTGCGGACACTGCTGTCCTCGTCGGGGCGGTGCATGAGCAGCCCGGAGGTGTAGAAACCCCGCAGCGCGCTGGCGCCGGAGAGCGCGAGGAATGGGTCGTCCTTGACCTGGTGCTTGCTGGCCTTGCGGGTGTGGTGGGCGAGGATGACGCCTGCGTCCGGATTGACGGCATCCCGGAGAAGCTCGACCCGGTCCTTCAGGAAGAACATCATGGCGGTGTTGTCGTTCTCGCCCCCGCCTTCGGGGCCGCCATCGAAGAGATTGCGGATCGGGTCGATGACGATGATGTCGGGCGGCGCGTCGGGAAATGCGGCCCGGATCGCCTCGGCCACGCGGGCGACGCCCTCCGCGTCGAGCAGCAGCTTCAGCTTGGGCGTCGCGATGAAGGTGTCGCGCGCGGCGACGATCACTGTGGCGGGCAGCGCGATCTGCTGCATGCGCTCGCGCAGATAGTGATACTGGATCTCGGCCTGCAGGTAGAACACGCGCAGCGGCCGGTGCGGCGTGAAGCCGAGGAACGGCACGCCCGCCGCCATGTGCACGAGCCAGGAGATCAGGAAGTCGCTCTTGCCGACCTTGGGCGCACCGCCCAGCACCAGCAGCCCGCCCGGCGTCAGCACACGCGGCCCGATGATATCCTCGGGCATCGGACTGGTGTCGTCGAGGAGCGCGCCGAGGCTGAATGTCGGCAGCGGGCTGGCCGGGGCATCGACATGGGCCGCGCGTACGAGCGGCGGGCCGTTGCGCTTCACATGCAGCGCCCAGAGCCGTTCGGACTCGGCCATCAGCCGATCGAGCGGCCATGACGGGCGCAGCATGGCGGCGTTGTAGCCGCAGATCGCCTCCCAGCCCGCGAAGGGGTCGAGACGGCCCTCGTGCACCAGGCGCACGAAATGGCCGATGGCGGCGCTGGCCCCCTGAAACCGGGACCAATCGTCAACTGCACCTTCGCGCACCGGCGTGGTGAGCACCGCGTCGATGCCGGGCTTCGAGGCCGGCGCGGCAGCGTCGCTGGCGAAGCCCACGCCGGGCAGCGGCGGCATGTCCGCGACCCGTTCGACGAAATCCGCGAGGTCTACCTCAACCACGCGATGTTCGCGGATCTGCACGAGGCGCTGGTGGCCGTGCTTGTGGTAGACCGTGCCGGGCACCCGGATCGGCTGGTGCGCCGAGCGGAAATGCGTGTCGCCGCCGACCTTCACGGCGATCTCGCCGCGCAGGCGGCAGAGGGTGGCCAGGTCGTCACCTTCGGCCGGTTCGGTCAGTTTCCACCAGACATGGAGCTTGGCCGCACCCTCGGGCGTACGCCCGCCGCTTTCGATGATGAGCGTTGGCGGGCCGAGGTGGCGGGTGACATGGTCCAGCTTGGCAGGGATGTCGCCCGCATCGAGATCGACGACGATGGCCTGCATCTGCAGCACGTCGGCGGCGCGGGCCTGGCCCTGTTCCTCGACCGTGCCGGGGATGACATAGACTGCCGCCCCCTCGCGGTTCGCCCACGCGGCGAAGGTCGCGAGCTTTCCCGGCGCGGTGTCGTCGGCCGGGATCCAGATGTTGTGCGGCTTGCCGTCCCGTCCTTGACCCTTGTCGACGAAGCCGCGGAGCGGGATCAGCCCCTCGCACCAGCTGAACACGGTGTCGAGGAAGGCGGCGATCTGCTCGGGGTCGGGGTCGCAGCCGAACGGGTTCTCGGACGGCGGCCCGTCGTTGAAGTCCATCCACGGGTTGAAGTGCAGGATGCCGTCGTCGCTCATGCCGGCACCCCCCAGCAACGCTCGGACCACGGGCAGAAGCGGCATTCGAAGAAGTCGGGCGTGGTGGCGACGCGCGGCAGCAATTCGCCCGCATCGGTCGCCTGCAGGATCCGCACGCCCCGGTCGGACATGCGCTGCGCGAGATCGGCGTCGAAGGGCACCAGTTCGTGGTGCATCTCGGCCGTGTCCTTGTTGATCGCGGTGAAGAGCGCGGGCGCGGCCGAGATGCCGGGGACCGTCCCTTCCATGTAGGCCTGATAGACCGCGATCTGGGCGGCGTAGACCGGCTTCGACTTGGTCACGCCATCCTTGACGCAGGCGCGCCAGTTCTTCGCGTTCATCGTCTTGCATTCCCAGAGAGCGGGAACGGCCAGATCAAAGCCTTCGGGCCCCGCGGCGATGATGCCGTCGACATGACCGCGGATGCGCCCGCCCGCGACGGAGAACCCGAACTGGCCGCCATCTGGCCGGTTGCCCTTGCGCGTGTAGAGGTCGAAGCCCGCGCCGCGCAGCCAGGCGACGGCCAGATCCTCGAGCGCATGGCCGATGGCGAAGATGCGCAGCGACTGGCCCGAGAAGTCCTGGCCCTCGTCCTTCGGCGTCGTGGTGAACTCGAACTGCAGGGCGCGCTCGCAGGCAAGGCCGAGACGCGAGCCGCCGAGGTAGTCGCGGGGCGGCCGCGTCGCCTGATCGGCGGTCAGCGCCCGATCGACCGCGGCGTTGACCCGCTCCGCGAAAGTCGGGCGGTGATTGTAGTCCAGCATCAGAACGGCACCTCCGGCGTCTGCGCCCGGGCGATGTCGGACATGGCCTCGCGGAAGCCCTCGACGGCTTCCTCGATCAGCGCGCGCACCTGCGCCTCGGTCAGGTCGGCAAGCGGCGTGGCCCAGCCGATCTCGTCCATCAGCAGCGCCACGCGCTTCATGGTGGCGGTGATCGCGACGCGCTCTTCCTCGGTCAGGTCAACCATGGCGAAACGCTCCCTGGCCAAGCGCGTCCAGAAGGACTGGCAGGGCATCGAGCAGAACCAGACCGATGGACGGGGCCGCTTCGACCGGTGCGGATCGAACCAGCCAAAGCCACGGGTGGGTTGCCGGCAGACAGCACAGAGCGTTCCACGCGGGTGCCAGAGCCGCCGCCGGTCCTCGGCCGTGATGGGGGTGATGGAGGCCATGGGTCATGCCGCCCTCCGTTCGGGCCGGGCGGCCGTGTCGATCAGCTGGCGGATGGCGCGCTTGTTGAAGCCGAAGGTCATCAGCGCGGAGGCGCGGTAGCGCGTCAGGCCGAAGTCATGGCGGCACTCGGGCGGCAGGTACTGCAGCTGCTTTTCTGTCGGCGGCTGGCGCAACCAGGAGCGGGTCTTGAAGGCGCTCTCGTCGGTCTCGTGCGTGTTCAGCCAGTCGTCGGCCTGCGCAAGACAGACCGTGCGCTCGCCGACGCCGAGCAGATGCGGGCGTTCGCCCTTCGCGCCGCCGATGGCGTACCAGACCCCGTCCAGCCAGAAGATGCCGCCCCAGGCTGCGAAGCCCGTGGCCATCAGCGCATCGTCCGTGCCGTAGAGGTCGACCCAGGCGAAGCTGGATCGCTTCAGCAGGTCGATCTCGGTCATGATGAAGCCCGAGAGTGGCGCGGCGGCCCCGCCTTCACCGGCCTCTTCATCCTCCCGCGGGAACGCCTCGCCGCAGAGCGGGCATTCGGTGGCGGCCAGCGGGATCTCCGCCTCGCAGGCCGGGCAGGTCTTCGTCGGCGCCTCGCCGGTCTCGGTCTTGCCATCGAGATCGACGTCCTGCTCCAGTGTGCCGTGGATCAGGCTGGAGGTGCCGAAATCCAGCACGATGCAGTCGGTCTTGACGATGCCGGGATGTTCCTCGGGGTCGACAGTGCGCAGGCCGCGCCCGACCATCTGGATCATGGTGGACTTGTAGGAGCTGGGGCGAAGCAGCACGACGCAGGAAGTGGGCGGATGGTCCCAGCCCTCGGTCAACACCGCGACGTTGACGACGACGCGGATGTCGCCCGCGGCGTAGTCGGCAAGGATCGCCTTGCGGGTCTCGGCCGCCAGGTCGCCATGGATCAGCGCGGCGGAAACGCCCGCCGCCCTGAAAGCCTCGGTGACGTGCTCGGCGTGCGCGACGGTGGAGCAGAACACCACGGTCTGCCGGTCGCCCGCCTTCTCCTTCCAGTGGCGGATCACCTCGTCGGTGACGGGGGCGCGGTCCATGATGCCCGCCACCTCCGCCATGTCGAAATCCGACATGGTCTTGCGGACCGAGCGCAACTCGTCCTGCACGCCCACGTCGATGACGAAGGTCCGGGGCGGCACCAGGTGGCCCGAGGCGATCAGCTCGCCCAGCCGCACCTGGTCGGCCACGTTGTCGAAGACCTCGCGCAGGCCCTTCCCGTCGCCCCGGTTCGGGGTGGCCGTGACCCCGAAGATGCGGGCGTCGGGATTGGCCTCGCGCACCCGGTCGATGATGCGGCGGTAGCTGTCGGCGACGGCATGGTGCGCCTCATCCACGACCAGCAGGTCGAGACGCGGCATGTCGGCGAGGTTCGAGGCCCGCGCCAGCGTCGGCACCATGGCGAAGGCTACCTGGCCGTTCCAGGACTTCTCCGTGGCGTCGATGACCGAGGTGGCGACGCCCGGCACCACGCGCTGGAATTTGGCGCGGTTCTGCGCTGTCAGCTCGTCGCGATGGGCGAGCACGCAGGCCTTGGCGCCGTCGCCGATCATCTCGCCGGTGACCGCCGAGAGCATGATGGTCTTGCCCGCACCGGTGGGCGCCACACCCAGCGTATTGCCGCGGGAAGCGAGCGCAGCCACGCTGCGCTCAACGAAGGTCTTCTGGCGGGGGCGCAGGCGCATGGCCGGTCTCCTCCCTTACTGCGCCCAGCTCGGCCGACCGGCGACGCCGGGGGCGGACGCGGGCTGGCTGGGCTGGGTGGCCGTGGTGGGCTGCTGCGCGGCCTGGCCCTGCGCCGGGGCGGCGCTGAACTGCGGCGCGACCGTGCCCATGAGCGCGGCGTAGTCGCGATGATCGGGCGTGACGGCAGCGCGGATCTCGTTCTTGTCCTCGCCGTTGGTGTCCTGGCCGATGTCGATGCGGGCCACGAATTCCAGCCCGTCCAGATCGCCGAACCCGTTGATGCGGCGGCGGGCCTGCGCTTCGGGCGAGTTGTCCTTGTCGGAGATACCGCGCGCCGAGTTCAGGATGCCGCGGATCAAGCCGCGGCCCATGTTGGCCCAATCCGGACCCTTGGGGCTGTAGAGGCCGATCAGCGACCAGATCTTGCGGCGCGCATAGGGCCCGTCGACCACCGTGTATTCGGCGTCGAGATAGACCGCACCGGTCGCGGCGCGCTTGGCGAAACCGCCAGTCCAGCCCTGCGACGGATCATCGAAGCCACCGGGGCGGATGGTCAGGCGCACCTTGGCCAGCGTTCCCTTCGGGATGACGTTGGAGTTGGGTTGGGCGGAGTTGAAGTCGTTCCAGGGTCCGGACATTGCGCGGCTCCTTTCAGTTGGAGGATGGGACGCGCAGCGGCGTCAGTGAGGGAAAGCCACCCCGGCGACCGGATCGGGACACCGGGCGTGGCGAGAGGCGCTCAGCCATGGCCGGGCTCCTGCGCGGGGACGGGATCGGCCGAGGTCACCGGCGGCCAGGACAGGCGTTCGGAGGCTGGCGCCGCGGGGCGCTGGATCTTCTCCATCAGCCGGCCGAGATGCGGGGCCTCGACCCTGTCGAGGCGGCCCGAGCGGTCCTTGGCCGGATAGCCCCAGGGGTTCAGCGTCTGGCAGACGAACGCGCGCTGCGGCTGGCCGCTGGGATCCGGGATGTCGGCCATGGTGATGACCTGATCGACGATCCCCGGCAGCTCGAGCCCGGTCTTCGAGCCGTCGATCTGTGGCTGGAAGACCTTGCGGTTGAAGTCGTCGAGCCGCTCGTCGAGGATGCCAACGAACCAGACATGCTTGCCGCGCGTGTGCTGCAGGTGGGTCAGCCAGCCAATCATCTCGCGGCCATGAAGCCCGTAAGCGCCGCGGATGTCGGGCTTGCCGGTCTTCTCCGAGAACGCTTCGGGCTGGCCGCGACACCACTGGAAACAGAGCCGCCCGGCCACGGTGATCGAGTCGATGAAGACGGTCTCGTACTTCCCGATTACCGTCGGATCGCCGTAGCGCCCGCAGACCTCGTCGAAATGCGCCTGGCTGTAGGGCTGGTCCTCGCGCAGCGCCGGGTTCGGCCCGCCGATGAACACCGCGAAGTCGCGGCATTCCTTCCAGGTGCGGGGCCGGAGCGTGTCGATCTCCAGCCCCTCGACCGCCAGGTCGCCAGCCTCGAGGTCGAGGAAGAGCGTGGTCGAGGCGTTCAGCGTCCAGAGCAGGCTGGTCTTGCCGATACCGGACCGGCCGAAGATGACGCCCTTGATGCCCTTTCGCTGCGCGAGACGTTCGTCGGCGCCGATGATGGGAAGGGCCATCACTGGCCCTCCTTCTTCATCACCGCCGCCGCGGCGTGATCTGCGCCGATGCACCCCGCCTCGCGGGCGAGCTTGTAGAGCCGCTTCAGCGCGTCGGCGCGGCGGTAGGCGGCCGTGCTCTCCCGCTCCGCTTCCACGATCGCGAAGGCGATCTCGTCCACGGTCGCCTCGACGACCGGCAACGGCTCGCGCGGCTCGTCACCGGCGCTCTGCGGGAAGGCGATGGTTTCGGGGAGGTCTTCGAGGGCGTAGCTCGCGGCGCGAAGACGGGTGATGTCGTCCGGCTGGTCCGGCATGGCTGTTCTCCGTGGGATTAGGTGATCGAGAAGGCGCATCACGCGGCCTCGCGGACGTCGGGCGCGGGCTCGGCGACGTAGATCGCCAGGAGCGGCGTCCCGTCGGCATGGGCGCCGGCGTCCTCGATCTGATAGTTGCGGTTGGGCTCGCAGACCTCGGTCAGCTCCCAGCGGCGATAGAGCCCCGGAAGACGCCTGAAATCCTCGAGCGACAGATCGGCAGTGCGGTTCATGCGTGTCTGCTTTCGGTTGGAGGGAAGGCGCTCGGGGCGCTCGGATGGGAAAAGCCACCGGCGGGACCGGATCGGGACATCGGTTCAGGGGATTTCATCAAGGGCGTCGTTCAGTCGGCGCATGGCGCGCTGGTACCGCTTGCGGGCGGCGGCCTCGGTCAGGCCCAGTTCGACGGCGACCTCAGCTTGCGAGAAGCCCTCGATCGCCACGCGGATCACCAGCAGGGCGTCATCGCCGAGCAGCTTCCGCACGGCCCCGTTCAGCCGCGCGTACCCGGCCGCGCCGATCCCGCTGTCGCCGCTGTCCGCCAACTCGTCGGAGTCGGCGCCGCCGGCGAGATGTTCGCGCGCCGTGTCGCGCCGGCGCACGCGGATCATGTCGCGCTCGACGTTGCGCAGCACCGTGGCCGCGATCCAGTTGACGCGCCCGAGGTCGAGGCCGCGGACCGCCTCGGTGGTGCGCGCCAGAACGTCGGACGCGACCTCGTCGGCGGTGCCGAGCCTGCGCCAGATCGACCGGCGCCGGATGGCGTCGAGGCCGGGCCAGAGCGCCAGTAACAGCAGCGTCAGGGCGCAGTCGGACGCGGGCCCGTCGCCCTGCGCCGCCCTGACGAGCGCGGCGAGGATCACGTTCTTCCGGGCCGGATCGCCGGTCGTGCGGTGCAGCCCGTCCAGCAGGGCCGCCGGGTCCCGGAACGGCGCGAGTGCGACCTGCGCACGCCTGACGGCGTCGAAACTGCGCTGGAAGTGAAGGTTGGAGGATGAATGCATGAGGTGATCACGGATCTCGTGCCACGCGAAGGACATCGGACGCCTGCCTTGCGGCCAGGCGTCCGGCGCCTTCTCGTGGCCAGGTCAGGACGTCGCGCGTCTCTGCGATTTCAGGGGGTTGGGCGAACGCGCGCGTCAGCGCGCGGGTGCGGTCGCGTTGTTCAGCGTGCCGCAGCCACGGCAGGTGGCCTGCACCGGGAAGCCCACAAGATACTCGTGCCCCCGCGCGAAGCGCAGGTGCATGCGCCCGTCCCGACAGACACCAAGCAGCTTGTCACAGCGCGTGCAGCGCCATTCCGAGTTCGAGGTGGTGGGCTTGGTCTTCGCGGCGCCGGACCAGCTCGTCGGGGCTGCCTGGCGCGAGGGGAAGGGAGTCGGCATCGGGGTGCTCCTCTGACTGAGTGAGCACCCCTATTGACGGCCCGAATCGGAGATGGTCAGACCCCCCAAAGGGAGATCAAACGGAGATGGGTTCTTCGCAAAGGGCCCAGTGGCCATGCCGGGGCGAATACAGGTAACGGTTGTTCACCCCGTCCCATTCATCGCCAAACAATTGAGGCAGCTGGGAAAACCCGGCGTATTTCTTCAGAACTGCGAGCTTCACACCGCCTTCTCGATCACGGTGAGCCATGTAAAGACGCTCGAACAGCTTCACTTTTTTCGCGCCGGTGACGATCCACGGATCCTGACCGGGCACGGTGATCTGAGCGGCGCCATCATCCTGCCTGCGGAAGTGCACAGCGGCACCACGCGCAGCCGGATCGATCGCAGCCTCATACGAGGAACGGACCGCATCCGCGTCGATCATCCCGGTATCGGCATCGACGTGATCCCTGAGGCTCAAGACGACATGGCAACCGAAATAGGGAAAGCGCACGTCCTGTGGCACGAAAACGATCCCGCGAATGCGGTTGCCTTCGCCCCGGACGAGGCGGTCGGATGCCTCGAGCACCTTGTCGACCAATGTCGCCCGTGCGAGGTAGATCGGCGCTTCGGCCAGACCGATGGTCGCAACACCCAACTGATGGAGATGATCGCCGAGTTCCCGCACGCGACCTTTCAGGCCCATCGGCTTGAGCAAGTCGCGCAGCGCGTCTCGCAGGTAATCGAAACGGATCTCGTACTCGGAAACATCCTCTGTCGGGACCGTCGACCCATTTCCGCCTTCGACCAGCGTTAGCGTGGCCTCACCGCTCGTGCCGTCGCGCTCGACATTGTGAACGACTTCGCCAAGCTCATCGTCTTCGAACAGGATGACATCCGACCATCCCTTGCGTGTCAGGAAACCGGCGCCGGTCAACTCGTCGGCCGCGACACCAAGTTCATCGAGGTTCTGGCCGGACGCCTTCTCGGAAGCGAGGTCGTAGAGCGTCAACAGCTGCGGAAGCTTCTCCTTGCGCTGCGGCTTCGAAAGGTCGCCGATGCGTTCCAGTACTCCCCAGGCTTCGAGGAGATCGTAGCCCAGCTCTCGCTTGGCGGGATCCCGTTCGCTCTGGATGTTCGACTTGTTCCTTCCGAAGACGTCGAACTGAAGGACGCCTTCTCGCCCGCGGCCGTCCACATGCTCGATCCGGAAGCGGACCTTTGTGACATAGCCGCCGCCCGATTTCGGAATGATTGCCCCGAAAACGCTGCGGGCGATTGCGTCGATGTCGTCCTCCGGGGCCACACTGAGGGTCACCTTCCGAGACCAATCACCCAGCGCGACCTGAACTTCGATTATGCCGGCCTTCTTGACCCGATGGGCTTCTTCATCGGGTATCGGCAGCTTGAGTGAGTTCCGGAAGCGCGACAGATTGTAGGTCTTCTGGGTGAGGGGCTTGTTTGAAATGTCGTGCTTCAGAGTATCTGCGGCGAACAGGTTGGCGACGATCTTGCGTTCCACCCTGTCGCGCGAACACACCTCGATCCGTCGCCGGGCATGTGAATAGACCAGCAGCATCTCATCAGGTGGGCGGAAATAGAGCAGCTTCGTCGACTTATCCGGCTGGACGGTCTTTTGGCTCGCGTAGGCGCCGAAGAAGGTGACAGCCAGCAATACATCCTGACTTTCACCGTTTTCGGCGGGCAGGTCGACAGCCTCCACCTTGCAACCGTCGTCATGCTGCAGGCGCTCCGCGATTTCCGTAGAGAGCGCATCATGGTCGACACCTGCGGCAGCGAGGGGGATCGAAGCATCTATCGACCACGCCTCGTAAAGCGTTCCGTGCTCGCGGTAGACTCGCACCTGCATTGCGCGCTCAGCGGCCTCGAACAGCGCAATGGCATGGAGGTAGGCCCAAAGGCTCCTGGCGACCTCATCGCGCTGCGCCTTCAACCCTTCCTTCGCAGCGAACCGCGGGTCTTCGGCGAGCCGACGCAGCATCGCATCTGGCGTCTTGTCGGTCATCAACATGACGCGACGAGCCTCGATTTCTATCAGGTTAATTCGGTCGCTCTTCAGAGCCTTCAGAGCATCCGCCATTTTTTCACTACGGATCTGATCTTCAGCATCTGCGGGCACAGCGGCCATTGCATCGCTCAGAAATACCGAAAACTGGGAGTGCGAAAGAAACTCGCTGATTAAATGGATTGGGGATTCAAAAAACAGGCGCGAAAGCTCCGGCGCCCCGCGAAACAATGACCTAGCCACCTTGCCCTCCTACTTGCTGTCCTCACTACACTTTGCGGAGCGCCAGTCTGACGATTCAATCGAACAAAACAAGACCGAAGCGCAACCGGAAGCGGCAGCGGCACCCACCATGATCGTTTCTGGAGCGATGTCCCGATCCCGTGCGGCAGGTGGCTTTTTACGGATGAAGCTACTGCTGAACGGACTCGCCCCGCATGAAACGTCCCAATCCGCTCCCGTCTGACCAGATGACCGCCGCCGAGCGCCGCACTGAACTGTGCGGCCTGCTGGCGCTCGGGCTGGTTCGGCTGCTCGGGCAGGATGTGCGCGAAGTATCTGACAATACCGGAGAACGTTGCCTACACTATCCCGACGACCAATGCCGTCATGCAACTCCAACTCACCGGAGAAACGCATGACGAAGCCCGATCCCATCCCCGCGCGCCTGGCCGCGCTGAAGTCCATGTCCGTCACCCAGTTGAAGGCGGAGTGGCAGACGATCTTTGCCACGGCGGCGCCGAACAACAGCCGGGCGTTCCTCGAGAGCCGGTTGGCCTACCGCATCCAGGAGCTGACGTATGGCGGTCCTAATCGGGAAACCCGGCGCATGCTGGACCTGCTGGCCGACGAGGTCAGCGGCACCCTGACACGCAAGAGCCAGATCGCCGATCCTCGCAATCCCGTGGTCGGCACGAGGCTGATCCGAGAATGGAACGGGGTCGAGCACACGATCACGGTCTTGCGGGACGGGTTCGAATGGCAGGGCCGCCCCTATAAATCCTTGTCCGCGATCGCACGGGCGATCACCGGGACGCGCTGGAATGGCTACCGCTTCTTCGGGTTGCGCGAACGAAAGCGGGGGAATGATTGATGGATCAGCGCGCAAATCCCATCCGCCGCCAACGCTGCGCCATCTACACGCGCAAATCCTCCGAGGAAGGGCTGGAGCAGGAGTTCAACAGCCTGCACGCCCAGCGGGACGCCTGCGAGGCGTACATCGCCAGCCAACGCTCCGAGGGCTGGGTGCTGGTCCGCGATCAGTATGACGACGGCGGCATCTCGGGCGGGACGCTGGAACGGCCCGGCCTCAAGAAGCTTCTGGCCGACATCGACGACGGCCTGATCGATGTGGTGGTCGTCTACAAGATCGACCGCCTGTCGCGGTCGCTAATGGATTTCTCGAAGCTGGTCGAAGTCTTCGACCGCAACGGCGTGACCTTCGTGTCGGTCACGCAGTCCTTCAACACGACGACATCCATGGGGCGGCTGACGCTGAACATCCTGCTCAGCTTCGCGCAGTTCGAGCGCGAGGTCACGGCAGAGCGCATCCGCGACAAGGTCCGCGCCTCCCGCATGAAGGGAATGTGGATGGGCGGCTATGTCCCGCTCGGGTACGATGTGAAGGATCGAAAGCTCGTGGTGAACGAGGAAGAGGCCGCCGCCGTGCGGGGCATCTTCGAACGGTTCGTCGAGGTCGGATCAGCGACCGTGCTGGCCCATGAACTGCGCCGCAAAGGGTTCCGCAACAAGCAGGGCACCTTGGTCGACAAGGGATACCTCTACAGGGTGCTGGTGAACCGCGTCTATCGCGGCGACGCGGTCCACAAGGGCAAGGCCTATCCCGGCGAGCATCAACCCATCATCGACCAGAAGCTGTGGGATCAGGTCCATGCCATCTTGCGGGAAAGCCCCCGCAAGCGCGCCAATAACACCCGGGCG